AGGAGAAGAGATTAATCGAAAATTTGACTATTACTTTACAGTGACCTCACCGGATGCTGTGTCAGAGAAAGAAGAAGGAAAGAAACAAGAAGTTTTAAGTAACCTATCAGAAATGATCCAAAGTAAGACCTCCCCTCAAGAGATTGAAGCAAAGATGGGTGGGTTACAGAAATTCTTAAAGTACGATTACCAAGACCTTAGAGAGCGAATGGTTAATCAATTAATGAAACACTATTATGATATTGAAGAGTTCGATCTTAAATTCAATGAAGGATTTAAAGATGTTCTTTTAAATGGAGAAGAAATTTACGCATGCGATATAGTAGGTGGCGAACCTACACTAGAAAGACTAAATGGACTAAAAGTTAGATCTTTAAGAAGTGGTGGATCAAACAGAATTGAAGATTCTGATATGATTATCATTGAAGATCACTGGTCTCCAGGTCGAATAATAGATACCTTTTACGAGGACCTTAAACCTAAGGATGTGGATTATCTAACCGGCTATTCTTCTGCAGCTGGAGAAAATAATTATTCTGATGATTATAATAACCCACTATTATTCGACAACGGCACAGGCGACATAGATACGATATTTGAATCGTATCAAGAAATCGCCAGTATAAATGGGCACTCATTTGGGTCCAACTATACAAATGATGAAGGAGATATTCGAGTAGTTAAATTACTATGGAGATCTCAAAAACTTATATTTAGAGTGCAATACTTCGATGATTTCGGAGAGACACAACATAGAATAGAAAGTGAAGAGTATATTGCTAATGAGGAATTAGGAGAAACAATTACTAAGTTATGGGTCAACGAATGGTGGGAAGCTACTAAGATTGGCGCAGCTTTGTATTTAAGAATGAGACCTAAGCAAATACAATATGCTTCAATTAACAATCCTTCTAAATGCTACCCTGGAATAGTAGGGCAAGTATACAACACTAACCAAGGTAGACCAGTAAGTCTAGTTGATAAGATGAAAAATTATCAATACTTATATGATGCTATCTGGGCCAGACTTAATAAAGCAATTGCAAAGAACTTAGGGAAGATACTTTTATTGGATATCGCAGTAGTACCTAAAGGATGGGAACCTGAAAAATGGTTAGCTCAAGCAACTAACTTAGGAGTAGGTTTAGTAGATGGGTTTAAAGAAGGAAATAAAGGTTCTGCAACTGGCAAACTTGCAGGCAATCTTAACGGAGCTACAAATACACGTACGATTGATTTAGAGACCGGAAACTACATACAACAGCATATTAACTTATTAGAGTTTATAAAAGCTGAGATGGGTGAAATAGCTGGTATATCTAGACAGAGAGAAGGACAAGTTTCTAATCGTGAATCAGTAGGTGGAGTAGAAAGAGCAGTAACACAATCATCTCATATTACAGAGTGGTGGTTTAATATACATGACTCAGTTAAGAAAAGGGTAATAGCTACATTTTTAGAAACAGCTAAATTTGCTCTTAAAGGTAAAAACAAAACTATCCAATATATAGGAGATGATCTTACAGAGAGAATCCTTAATATAGATGGAGATTTAATAAATGAGTCTGACTACGGATTAACAGTCAATACATCTCAACAAGTTAAGAAAGTAAAAGAAGTTACTGAAACCATGGCACAAGCATTTATGCAAAATGGCGGTAGGTTCTCTACAGTATTGGATATATTCAATAGTAGTTCATTAGCTGACATGAGAAACAAAATTGAACAAGCTGAAGACGATCAATCAGAACAAGAAGCAGCAGCTTCTAAAGCTCAAGAAGAATCAATGGCAGCTCAACAAACTCTAGAAGCAGAGAAAATAGTTAGAGAATCTGATGAGAAGAGAAAAGATAGAGCTCTTAAGAAATATGAAATCGATGCTAACATCTTATTAAAAAGAGACGAGATGGATATTACTTCAGATGATAGTAATGTAAATGAGTTAGCAGGTAAGAAATTACAATTAGATGAGAAGATAAACTCTGATAATGTTCTATTAAAAATTAAAGAATTAGATCAAGAGATGTTAATCTCTAATAACCAAGAGAAAACAAAGAGAGTAGTTAAAGCAAAGACTGCAAGTAGTAATAAATAAAAATAGAAAACATGGGAGAGAATGTTGATGCTATGGAATTAGACCTTAATTTTGAGGACTTAGAATTCATAGGAGACGATGAAAGTAACGAAGTTGTAGACAAAACTGCAACGGGTAATGTTGGTAAGGAGGCTAATGACGGGAACCCAAAAGGCCCCGCGGCCAAGACTGCAGGGCCTGAGGGTACAGCAGCAGCTGACGGAGAAGATGAAGGAGTAGATCCTAACATCGATCCAAATGAAAAAATTGAAAACGAAGGAGATGGAACTGAGGGCGAAGGCTCGGAGGGCGTAGGTACCGAGTCTGCTGGTGAAGATGGTGATGGGAAAGAGACCTCTCCCCAACTTTTCCAGACGTTCGCTGAAACTCTTAGAGAAAAAGGCGTATTTTCATCAGTAGATGAATCTTCTTTAAAAGATATTAAGGATGTAGACGGATTAGTCGAAGCCTTAAAAACACAGATCAAAGCTGAAGAATTTTCTGATTTGACTGAAGTACAGAGAGAAATATTGGGAGATGTTAGAAAAGGTACTAAGACAGAAACAGCGACTGTCTATAAAGAATCGATGGATCAGTTAAATGCAATAACTGATGATATGATTACAGAAGACCAACAAGTAAGGTTTGATTTAATATATCAAGATTTCATATCTAAAGGGTATGGTGCTGATAAATCTCAAAAACTAGCAAACAGAAGTTTTGTAGCTAAAGAAGATTTACAGGATGCAAAAGATGCTAAAACTAATCTGTCTAGTGCTGTTAAAGCAAGATATGATTCTCAAAAAGCAATAGATGTAGCAGAGCAAGATGCAGACATCGCAGATATCGCAAAAGGTAAAGAAGATCTAAAGGATGCTATTCTTAAAGGTAAAGAAGTATTAAAAGGAATTGAAGTTCCGGAAGTAGTTGCAAAAGAAGTTTATGCTGAATTAAGCAGAACAGTTTCAACTAACCCTGATACAGGAGAACCAGAAAATAGTTTGATGAAACATCAACGTGAGAATCCAGTAGACTTTTCACACAAGTTATATTACTTGTATAAATTGACAAATGGTTTTAAGGACATGGAATATTTCCAGAAAAAGAAAACCACGAGTTCTGCTAAGAACTTTGAAACAGCTCTTAGACAGTCCACCCATGTTAGCGGAGGAGGCGACCCCTCATTTGCGGATGATGGCGAATCTCACTCACTAGATATTGGTGAACTGATATTACCAGAAGACTAAACACGGGGAACCCCTGAAGAAGGAAAAAAAGTACTCTTTCTTAAATCAGGTTAAACTATAAGGAGTACTACTAATTTAATTTACATTAAACAATGAGTATCGCAAAGTATGTAATGACCAAAGGTAAGCACTGGTCAGGACTAACAACTAGAAACCACTTGGGGGCTATTTATCAAAATAAACCACAAGTTGCATCTAAAATTACAGGCGTTCTTCTACAAAGTGCTGGGTTGAAAAACTTAGACACTATCCTTAGTAAGTACCCTGTGAAATACATAGATGACGAAGGTGATTTTACTTGGAAACTAGTAGGAGCACATGAAAGACACATTCCACTTTTAAAAGCTGAATTAGCTTCCAATGTTGGAACTACATTAGCTGCTGAAGCAGGAGTAGGAGGCGGAAGAGCAGAGATCCATCTGTACTTCCCAGAAAAATGGTTTACTGATGTACACGTAATTGCAGGTAACAAACCTGACTTGTACCAGTACCGTATCTTAAAAGATCCAGAACAAACCGGAGCTGCAGAGTGGAAATACACTGTAGAAGTATGGGGTGGACCTGAAACTCTTTTAGGAGTACCAGCTGCTGAACTTTTAGCAGGGGAGAAATTCTCTATTGAAGGTGCACCAGTAGAAAGAACAATGTCTATCAAGGGTGCTGATATAAACTTCAGTTCTCCATTCGTGTTGAAAAACACAATCTCTCAATTGAGAGTTGAGCACACAATGCCTGGTAACATGATTAATTACAAGATGAACAACAACGATATCTTATATGCTAAGATAGAGTCTGTTGATGGCGCTGGTAAAAAACATGTATCTACTGTATGGCAACAAGAAGTTTTCTATAGATTCGAACAACACGTATCTAGATTAAAAGCTTATACAACTATGTTTGGGAAATCAAACAGAGCTGAGGATGGTGAATTCTTGAACACTGGTAAATCTGGTTTCAAAATTGAAGCAGGTTCTGGTATCCGTGAGCAAATGGATGTGAGTAACGTTGTATTATACAACACTTTCAGCTTATCTGTATTAGAAGATATGTTACACAACTTGTCAGAAGGTAAACTTGATTTCTCTGAGAGAACTTTCGTTTTACGTACTGGTGAGAGAGGTGCAGCACAATTCTCTAGAGCAGTTGATGCAGATGGATCAGCTTGGTCTAAGGCTACAGCACAGAATCCAGCAACTATTAGAGGAACAAGTTCTCCTTTACATAGTAATGCATTTAAAGCTGGTTACCAATTTACTGAGTACGAATTTGCTAACAGCATTAAAGTGTCTGTAGAAGTAGATCCAATGTACGATGATAAAGTTCGTAACAAAATCAAACACCCACTAGGTGGAGTAGCGGAATCTTACCGTTATGACATTCTATACATGGGTGCGCAAGAAGAACCTAATGTTCAAAAAGTATCTGTTACAGGTATGGAAGACATTAGAGACTATCAAGCAGGTTTCCGTAATGCATTCACTGGCCAAGTTGGTGGTGGAAACATGGGAAGAATGGAAGATAGTGCAACAATGACTGGTTATTGTCAACTAGGAGCGATGGTAAAAGATCCTTCAAGAACAGCCTCATTAGTGCCAACAATCTTGTATCAGTATTAATATTAACTAATTAGGGAGGTTTAACCGCCTCCCTTTTGTTAAATCAATTTATAATGGTAGAGACTATAAAGAAATTTGAGCTACCAACAGAAAAGGTAAAGATCAAATTCATTAGAAAAAAACAAGGTATTGCAGCAGAAGTATCTGATAATCACATCATTAGTGGTGGAATGTTAGAAGGTTCTTATAAAAAATTTCCAGTACCTATGATGAGAAGTGGAGCATTAAAGAATGTTCTTACTAAAGAAGAAAAGGAATGGTTCGAAGAGAACGTATTTCAAGGACAAAATTTGTCAATGTATAATAACGATTTTTGGGGCAAACAATATGTTACCTTAGAAAAGTTAGATACAATAT